CCCCATTAACCCCGATACTAATTGTTATACTGCTACCACCTCATGGCATAACAGTTCCAACCTCTCTTGTCGTTCTTCTGGGTCAATTATTTCTTCTATATCAAAAGACCTGTGGTCAAATACTATTCTCATCTCTGGCTTTATCCCGCTCATATACCTTATCCTAATCCTGTGCGTTAGTTCTGCTTTTACCTGCTGCGCCGCGTACAGTTCTCTGCCCTTCAGTGGCTCAACAGAAGACCACACAGTAGCTACATCCTTCCAAGTGCTAGTAACACCGCCGTAGCCATCTGGTACAGTAACCTTTTCCTGTATCGTTATCCTGTGCCTCAGCTTTCCTATCTTCATAATTGGAAGACCCTGTATGGTTTTAAGAGTTCCTTTGCCTCAGCCGATACTCCACCACTTTCTCTGTTTTCGTACAATCCTGCTACTGTTATTAATATCGCCTGCCTAATATCACGTGGCACATCCTGGGCAGTATTCCCATACCCAGCTGTATAGGTTATAGCTACGCCGTCTGCTTTTGTTGCATAAACGGGAGTAATAACGTATAGGATGTCTTCTGGTAGCAGTGCATACCTGTTACCTGGCAAAGCCTCTCCATTAACAGTTATGCTGTCTATTCTCTGCACTGGTGGATAAGGAAGGTACAGTTTGTTAGCTATTACGTTAGTTTTAATCTCCCAGGTTTGTGTTATAAAGGATCGTGCTGTGTACTTTTCAGCGTACAATCTGGCAGCTGAGATAAGAGAGGATAACAGCTCATCTTCTTCATACGAATCTATCCTAAGGAATATCTTTGCTTCTTCTAGTGTTATCGGCTCTATGCTTGGAGGCGTTATCAGCTTTGCTGTCATCCTCTTTCACCTCCGATGGCCCGTCTAAACTCTTATCCTGTTCTGCGACCCCTGCTAATATCCACGCTCTAGCTGTTTTCTCATCAATATCGACAACTGCTCCAGCGTTGAATACTCCTCCAGCTACTCCTACTGAATGAAGCATTCTAATCCTCACATTGCTCACCTTTCTAAGATACATTGACGTGCAGAACTCTAAGTGCATTTGGTCTGATTACTCCACCGCCGACCCTGTAGTGTACTCTGAATCCAATCAGCCCGGACTCAGCGTAAAGCTCAGTAAGTCTTTGAATCGTTATACCAAGTCTGTCCAGTATTCTGTAACCGCTTCTTAAGTCACCGAATATAGCCACATCTGCTGGTGTGGTTCCAGTTGGGATGGAAGGAATGTCTTCCTGGTTGTACACTGGGAACCCGGCAAAGGTGTTCGGTCTACCCGCTTGGAGAGAAGGCTGCCATAGGTACTGACCATGAGTGTCCTTAAGCAGCCTTAACGCTAGCTCAGTCTGAGAGTTAACAAGCAGTACTCCATTCCTTCTATATTGTGCCGGTACAGCGTAAATAAGAGACAGAATATCGTCTGTGGTAATACCTTTTAGAACCGTACCATGTATTTTCTGCACACCAGAAGGCATATCAGCCGATGTTAAAATACCCTCTGGCTGTTGAGAGTTATGCCCCTGTCCTACTACAAAGGCCCTATCTTCAGCTTCTGCAATTGCTCGTGCAAAAGAGTCAACGATCAAGCTTTCAAGCGCAACGTCGGTATCCATCAGCTCGTCTTCACCTATTTTTACTAGACCATAAAGGTCTTCAACATAGTGATATTCGTCACTTGGCACAAGATACGAGCTTGGTTCTGCAAGTGCAGTCGAGGAAGTTTCTAATTTGCCCCACCCTACCTGCACCTCAGTTAAGCTACGCGATCTGATCCTGTCCGAACGCACTTGTCTAACAGTTGCAAGGCCACGTATTACGGAAATACGCGGTAATTCTCTGTATACCTCTGCCTCTAATTCCTCAGGCACAAGTATCTGCCCAGTCGTATCCTCTACTAATTTCTTCCGCTCAGTCGGTTCGAGGCCCGCCTTACCTTCGCGCAGAAATTTGAAGAATACCGACTTGTTTTCGCTGTTTTCAGCAACGCTGTCAGCTACTACCGGTCTTTTGATCATCGTTTCGAGCTGTGCAATGCGATCGTTTATTTTCTTTTCAAACTCTTCAAACTCAGCCTTTGTGTACAGGCCCTGTTCCTTTTGCTCGAACTTCTCCCTCAGTTCCTTAACTAAGCTCTGAAGTTCCACTACTTTTTCATCCATTCTTATAGTACCTCCTTCAATTTTCTAAGTTCCTTAATTGCTTCTTCCAGCACGCGACTTTCTAACTCGCCATCACTCTGCGGCTTCTCTTCTTGCTGAGTGGAATTATCCGGCTCAGCTTTCCCAAGAAGTGCATTCAGGCTTTGTATCGCTTGTTCGATTAAGGCAGTGTTCATTGTTTCATTCGTTCTGCCTGCCTTAATTTCCCCCGCTGCCCCTATTATACCGTAAAGCAGCAGGTCCAAGCCACTACTTTCCGAACTCCATGGAGGTGTTCTGTCCATCTTTTCGTAGTATCGTGCAAGGTGGTTCTTAACACCGGCAATATCTCTATCAGGAATATCTACACCACCTCTAGAGCCTTGCACAGCAGCTGCAGCAGCGAATATGCCCCGAGGTACAGCCTTTAACCTACCATCTATCACATCCGCAATCGGTAGTTTGTAAGAGCCAAACAGCTCTGGGTTCTCTGAGTCATACCATACAAAAGCCTTTCTGTATTTCTCCCAGTCCATATTATCCTCTCCGCCTGCCCATTCTCTTACCCGAGACCTTGCAGCGTCTCCATCCCAGGGTGTCTCCATATCAGCTAATGGAAGGTCTTGAAACGGTACAACAGCTTTAATGCTCTCAACCTGGGCAAGTGGGTTAGCAGGGAATGTTACCAGTGACCACTCCCACAGCCGTATCTCTTTTAGTTTCCTAGTCGTTCCTTCCCAAGCTTCTTTTACCGTATCATAGCCGATAGATAACCCACGCAATACACCTTGTTTCATCAGCGCGTATGCTTCGCGTCCTCTAGCTGTTTCAAGGTTCAACTGTCCCTTTACTCTAAGCCCACGGTTATCTTCTACTGCTGCGACAGTTAGTCCAATAGGTTCTGCAGGGTTATGCTGCCACAGTATCGGAAGCTGTGGGTTCTCTTGTAACGTTTTTCTGAATGCTCCCCGCTCTATAACGTCTCCTGTTCTGTCAACGTTACCAAAAACAGCAGCATATCCTTCGAATAAGCCCTGATCGTCAATGTCTTTTACACTAAACCTAAAACTCTTTGTATCCATCCGTTATCCCCCCTTTCATCAGTACTCTACTACTTCGTATATTAAGGTGCATCTACAGTTTGGATGCGCTGGAGGTGTAAGTATTTCTTCTTCCCTCTTTGTGCCACCAGGGTATGTTTCTTCCAAGCCTACTACCTCACCATCCAGCGACTGACAGAACTCGCATGTGCGCTCATCGTGAGCTGTTAACCATGTTTTTATTATCTGCCCTCTAAAAAAACCATTTGTCTTTGCTTCCCTAACTGCCTCAAGCTGCCCCCTGTTGTAAGCATAAGATAGTTCGGTTCTAGCTATTCTGAGCGCCCTTTTTCTCAGCAGAAACTCCGCATAATTGTTAACCAGCCTCTCGACTTTGCTAGCAGCCAAGTTTTGCCGTATAAGGCTCTCTCTGTACCTAACCACAGCACTCGACTCTCTTTTAGTTAACCCGATCACTGGCTTTATTACTTTTGCTAGGTCATATGGTGATAGCGGGTTTTCTAGGATGTAAATTCTGAGTATTTCCCTTATCGCTTCATGCTGTGCATCAGTAAGCTGTACTATTAGCTGCCCGCCATGCTCACGTATCCAGTCCTCAATAAGCTGCCCAATGTGAGTGTTTTCAAACTGTTTCCTAGCATACTTTTCTATTTCTCCATTCATGTACTCCACTGCATTTTCCATAGCATCACGCCACGCTGGAGCCATAACTTCATTTACAAGCTTCGTGTAGTCGTTCGTCCATTGCTGCACCCATTCTATCGGCACCCAGCTGTACTGCATTATTTTTTCCATCTCTTTAACAGTCATCATTTCGCGCTGGGTATTCCACATCTTGCGTAGTGCCCTCTGTATCTTCGGCTCATTCTTATCGAGGTACCCACGCAGAACAAACTCCACATTTCTGGAATTTATCGGAACTGAGCGTATACCTTCTGGATAGCGTGGAGGTTTTGGCTGCGGTTCTGATGCTTTATGTTTCACTCTTCGCTCACATCCTCACCGGTGACAATGGTGAGTGGCATCATATTGGCTGGCATCATCAGCATATCTCCGCCTTCAACTTCATCGTAGCCAAGCATAACTCTGGCTTCATTCGGAGTTAAGATACCGTTCTTTACAGCCTCTAGCGCTCTTCTCCAAACAGCCTCCCTATCTTCCTGCAATGCTTCTATCTCATCTTTGTCATAGTCAATGTATAACCTTTTATCACCAAACTTCGGTATAAGCCAGTTGTTAAGTTCGCCCTTTATGGAGTCCATAAGCGGTAGTACAGTCTCGGTGTAAAATGCCTGTCTTGCTTCCTTGTAATTGCTATACGTTTTGTTCGTATTATCCCCAA